ATGGGAAGGCCTGCCGGTCTACCCCCGCGGCCTTGACGTCTACTCCAACGACGTCATCCCCGCCTATGCGATGGACTTCGGTCGCCCGACCGGGCAGCAGGCCCTCGTCATCACCCTGTTTGACTGCTGGGTTTTCAAGGGCGCTGGCTGGGATGTCCTCGACCGCGTCGCCTCCTGGGTACCCATCGACCACTTCCCCGCCCCGGCCCCAGTCATTGAGTGGCTGAAGCGCCCCAACGTGACACCGATTGCCATGTCGCAGTTCGGGCTTGACGCGATTGAGCGCCACGACATTGAGGCGCTGTACGTCCCGCACGCCATCGACACCAAAGTCTTCAAGCCGACCGAGTTGATGCAAGGCAGCGACGGCCAGGTGCCTGCCCGCACATGGATGGGCGTGCCAGACGACGCGGTCGTGATTGGGATGATTTCCGCGAATAAGGGGGGCGTAGATAGGAAGGGCTTTGCTGAAGCCTTCCTTGCCGCCGCGATGGTGATGCAGAAGCACGACGACGTCTGGCTCTACCTGCACACCGAGCCCAGCCCCGCCATGTCTGGCCTTGACTTGCGGGCACTGCTCGCCGCGACGGGCGTACCGATGGACCGGGTCGCCTTCGCAGACTCCTACTCCTACCGCATGGGCATCCCCAAGGAAGCCCTTGCCAGCATCTACACGGCAATAGACGTGCTGCTTCAGCCGTCACGCGGCGAAGGTTTTGGCATCCCGGCCATTGAGGCCCAGGCTTGCGGCACCCCGGTCATCGTGTCCAACGCCACCGCCCAGCCTGAGCTTGTCGGCGACGGCTGGCTCTGCGACGTGCAGCCCGCATGGGACGCACCTCAAGGCTGCTGGTTCTTCACCCCGCTGGTGCCGAGCATCGTTGACAACCTTGAGGCTGCCTACGCGCGAGGCCGAGGCCGATCCCAGCAGGCCATCGACTTCGCCGCCAACTATGACGCCGATGTTGTATTCGACAAGTATTGGCGGCCGGCGCTCGACATCCTAATCGCACCATGAGGGTCGCCTGGGTCACGCACCACATCCCCAGGGTTGAGGAAAGGCACGCCTCGCTGCTGCCGGGGAAGTATGCGGGTGGGGCGGAACGGAACACCGACTACATGGTCACGGCGGCGCCGACTGATGTCGAGGTCACCTACATTGAGCCGGAAGCCGCTGAGAGCGCCGTAGACGAATCCTGGGACCGGGTAGTAGTCGGAGGCACCGACAAACTCTCCGAAGCCTCCATGAATTTCCTAGCGGCTCTCAGGCCCATCGTTTGGGTGCAGCACGCCCAGCACCGCACACCAGCCAAGGCTGACCTGTTCCGCCAGGCGTCGCGGTTCTTGACGATGAGCCGCGCGCACATGGGCTGGGAAGCCGAGTGGACCGGGCGGGCTGACGCCTTTATTCACTCTCCCGTTCCGCCGGACTGCGTCGCCCCCGCCGATAAGGAACCTTTTGCCTTGTTCGCGGGCAGACGCCACCCGGCCAAAGGGAAACTCAACGCCCGCATTTGGGCGCAGCGCCAAGGCCTAGAACTCGTTGAGTTGGAGAACGCCCCGCACGAGGTCGTCCTTGAGCACATGGCCCGCGCCAAATACTTCGTCCACCTCCCCAAAGAGCGGGACGCCTGCCCCCTCGTCGTCATCGAGGCCACCCTCGCTGGCTGCGACATCGTAACCAACTCCCTCGTCGGGCGGCTAGAGCCCGGCGACCCTGCGGCAGTCCTCGCCCAGCAACCCGAGCGGTTCTGGCGAATTGTGGAGGAAACAGCATGAAAATCGTTGTCACCGGCTCCGCCGGCACCCTAGGCGCCCCCCTAGTCGCCGAGCTGCGCGAGCGCGGCCACGACGTCTGGGGAATCGAACTCCAGCACACCGGCCAGCCCCAGACTGTGCGCGCCGACGTCGCCGACTACCGGCAGCTGCGCACCGCCTTCGACCGCGTCGGCGACTTCGACCTCGTCTACCACCTGGCCGCCGAGTTCGGGCGCATCAACGGCGAGGAGCACTACGAGCAGGTCTGGCGCACCAACGCCATCGGCACCCGCAACGTGCTTGAGCTTCAGCGTGAGCGCGGCTTCCGCCACGTCTTCGCCTCCTCCTCCGAGGTTTACGGTGAGGCCGACGCCGAAGCCATCGACGAGCGCTACCTCCTCGACAACCCGCAGCCGCGCCTCACCAACGACTACGCCATCAGCAAGCGCGTGAACGAGGAGCAGATCCGCAACTTCGCGGACCGCTACGGCAACAAAACCATGACGCTGCGGTTCTTCAACGCCTACGGGCCCGGAGAGCGCTACCACGACTATCGCTCAGTCGTCTGCCTCTTCGCTTACCGGCTGCTGACGGGCAAGCCCATCACGGTGTATGAAAACTATCGCCGGGTCTTCATGTACCAGGGCGACTTCATCGTGACGCTCGCCAACGCCGCCACGAGCTTCGCCCCAGGGGAGACCGTGAACGTCGGAGGCGACGAGTACGTCAGCGTGGAGGACATGGCCAACATGCTGCTTGAGGTCACCGGCGCCCACCCGTCCCTCGTCAACCGGCTCCCGCTGGACAAGCACAACGTGACGAGCAAGAAGCCTGACATCTCCAAGGCCAAGGCACTGCTGCACCACAACCCGCGCACAAGGCTCGCTCAGGGACTTCCCCTGACCGTCGACTGGATGCGGAAGCATTACGAAATCGGAGGCTGACCGTGGCGATTAGCAACGGCTACGCAACCCTGGCGCAGATCAAGTCTGCGCTGCGCATCCCGTCCGGCGATGCCACCGACGACGCCCTCCTCGAGATGGCTGTTGAGTCTGCCTCGCGCCTCATTGACGCCTACTGCGGGCGCAACTTCATCAACGCCGGCACCGTCACCCGCTACTACAACACCGAGAACCCCTACGTCTTGCAGATCGACGACGCCCGATCCATCGCGCAGGTTGAAACGTCCACGGGCCTTGATGGCGTCTACGACACGACCTGGACGATCGGCACCGCGGGCGGGCAGGGCGACGCCCAGCCCGAGCCGATCAACGACTACCTCGGCGGCGTCGTGTGGCCGTTCACCCGCATCCGCGCCATCGGCGACTACTCGTTCCCCACCGGCGCCGAAAACTCAATCAAGGTTCGTGCTGTCTTCGGCTGGCCCAACATCCCGGTCACGGTGACGCAGGCCACCATTCTCCAGTCCTCCAGAATCTTCAGCCGCTTGCAGAGTCCCCTAGGTGTGGCCGGCTTCGGCGACATGGGCATCATGCGCGTCAGCCGCGGCCTGGACCCCGACGTCGTGCAGCTCGTTGAGGGCTACCGCCGCGTCAACGGTGTCGCATGACCGCCCTCACCGACCTGCGCACCGGGCTCGCCAACCGGCTCGCAACCATCACCGGCCTACGTTCCTCGGCCTACATCCCCGACAACCCGCAGCCGCCCGTCGCCGTAGTGATGCCGGGCCGCATCCAGTACGACACCGCCTTCGGGCGCGGGTCGGACGAATACCAGTTCACCATCATGCTCATCGTCGGCCGCGTAGCCGACCGGGCATCACAGACCAACCTCGACGCCTACTGCGCCTCTAGTGGTAGCGCGTCGGTGAAGGCGGCAATTGAAGGTGACCGCTCCCTCGGGGGCAAAGCCTTGGACTGCCGAGTCACAGAAATGACCAACCAGGGCTCGCTCGCCATTGGGGACGTCACCTACCACACGGCCGAATTCTCGGTCACCGTCATTGCCGCCGGCTAAGGAGTAACCAGAATGGCAAAGTTCATCGGCAAGAACATCCGGGTGAAGGTCGGCAGCACCGAGCTCACCACCAACATCGCAAGCGTCGAGGTCACCGAGACTGTCGACGAGATCGAGACCACGGCGTTCGGCCAGTCTGCACGCAGCCGCATCGCCGGGCTGAAGGACGCCTCGGTCACCATCAGCCTGCACCAGGACTACGACGCCTCCAGCGTCAGCGCCACTCTCGCTGGCGTCTTCGGAGGCACGGCCAACGTGGTCATCCTCGCGGGCACCTCGCCCACACAGGGCACCGCAACGTCCACCGCGCCCCTTTACACCATCCCGGTTCTCTGCTCCCAGCAGACGCCGGTCAACGGCCAGGTCGGCGACCTCACCACATTTGATGTGACGTGGCCCGCCGTCGGCGAAATCAGCCGCTCCACCGCTGGCACGTTCTAGGCCTAGGAGAATCCCTTGCGCATCAACTTCACCATCACCTACGCCGACGGCACGGCGGCGGAGGCCACGGCCTCCGTCGCCGACCAGGTGGCCTTCGAGCAGGCACACGACCGCTCCATCGCCCGACTCGCCGACGACTTCCGCCTCACCGACGCCTGCTGGCTGGCGTGGCACTCGCTGCACCGCACTGCCCGCACGGCCGACGACTTTGACACCTGGCTGGACAAGGTAGAAAACGTCGAGTTTGGTCAGGGGAAGATCGTCCCTTTGGAGGGGACGACAACGCCCACTGGCTGATCGTCCACTTGGCTTACGAGTACGGCATCACGCCGTCACAAGTGCTGGCCGAGTCCGACCGCATGATCTTCACAATGTCGAAGTACCTGTCATGGCGCGCCAACGAAAGCCGGAGGAGTTGACATGACCGACTTCACGGTGCGCGTTGAAGGAGCCGACCAAGCCGTTCGCGCGTTGCGCACAATGGAGCCCGAGACCGCCAAGCAGGTCGGCAAGGAGATCTCCAACGTCGGCCGGGATCTTGCCGCCTACATCCGAGCCAACGCTCCGACCCAGCCTCCGATGAGTGGCTGGCGCGAGACGGGCGCGGCTCGAGGTCGCACCCGCGGAGGCGCGGGCTGGCCCGCTTGGGCGCCCATTTCCGCCAGCAGCAAGCGGCGCGGCGTCTCAGTCACCGTCAACATGACTGGTGCCGTGGCTGCCATCTACGAGTCGGCCGGCAAGAACGGCCTCGGCGGCATCTCAACCCACCCTGACGGCGGCCAGTTCATTCGCAACTTGAGCCGCTACGGGCGTCTCTACACCTCAGGCGACCGGCCCAGATCTGGACGCCTCGCAGGCAAAGCAATCGTCACGCAGTATCCCGAGGCCATCAAGCGCATCCAGGCCGCGTGCGACCGGGCCGTCGACGCAGTCAATAGGAGGTTGCCCTCATGGCAGTAAGCGGGTCGGGCAAGGGCATCCAGATCGTTGTCGGCACCGACTACAACGACCGCGACCTCAAGCGCGCCCAGGCAGATCTCAACCGCCTCAAGATGCAAGCGGCCAAGACTCAGGGCCCCATGAAGCAACTGGGCGGCACGCTTCGCGGCGCGCTCGGCCCGGCGTTCGCCCTTGCTGGCGCAGCTGCCGCAGGCTTCGCCCTCAAGCTCGGCGTCGAAGCAGTCCAGGCCGCCATCGAGGAAGAGAAGTCGGTTGCCCGCCTCAAGATGGCGCTGGACAACCTCGCCCTCGGCTTCGCCATGCCCGTCGTCGACGACTTCATTGACAAGACGCAGCGCGCCTCGGGCGTCGCCGACGACCAGTTGCGGCCCGCCCTGGGGCAACTCGCCGCCGCGACCGGCAACCTGTACGACGCCCAAAACCTGCTCAACCTGGCGCTCGATGTGTCAGCCGGCACGGGCCGCGACCTCACTAGCGTCACCGCCGCGCTCTCCAAGGCCGCCAACGGCCAGACCACGTCGCTGCGCCGCCTCGCCCCCAGCATCGACGGGGCCGTGCTCAAGACTGGCGACCTCACCGCAATCACTGGTGAGTTGACGCGCCTCTTCGGAGGCCAGGCCGAAGCCCGCGCCAACACGTTCGCGGGCACCATCGACCGGCTCACCATCGCCGCAGACGAACTCATGGAAGCCTTCGGCAAGGGGTTCCTTGACGCCTTCCAAGAAGGACTTGGCGGCAGCACCGAAGACCTCATGAAGACCCTGCAAGACCTCGAGCCGCAGATGGAGCAGATCGGCGGCACCATCGGCAAACTTGCCGGAACCATCGGCAAGATGTCAGGCGCCATTGAACTGTTCGGCAACCTCGTCAACATCGCCGTCGTCAACAACATTGGCCCCTGGCAGATGCTTGCTGACGCGATTGGCCTGGGCGCTGACGAGTCCGACGTCTTCTCCGCCCGCGGCAAGGACATGGCCGACGTTCTCTCCGGCACGGTGTCATCGGGTATCCAGCAGGCCACCGACGACATGGGCAAACTCGCCCGCGAAGCCGAAGAGACCGAGCAGTATTTCGAGAACCTCAACTCGGAACTCAAGATCTTTGGGGACCTGACCTCAAAGAATGACGCCGTCCGCGGATACCAGGCCGCCCTCGACGACCTTCGCAAGTCAGTGAAGGAGAACGGTCGCGCGTTCAACGACACGACTGAGAAGGGGCGCGCTAACGCTGACGCCCTTGACGACATCTTCACTTCGGCGCAGAAGGTGGCGGAGGGCCAGCAGACAGCGGCCGAGAAGATCCGCACGATGGAGCAGGCGTCAGCGGACGCCAACGACGTGCTCAAGCAGATGGGTGTGCCGCCCGATGTGCGCGCCTCTCTAATTCAGCCTTTTGACACCCTGATCGCGAAGTTCCGCGAGAACAACACTCTGGCGGACAATCTGAAGCAGCGCATGGAGGGCTTGCCCACCGGCACCCGCACGTTCACCTACGACATCGTCGTCAACAACGCCAACAGCCTGCCGCCGCACATGCGCGCCGCCGGTGGCCCTATCGGCCTGGGAGGCCGTGGCTCCGACACCGTCCCCGCCATGCTTACGCCAGGTGAGTTTGTGGTGCGCAAGGCTGCGGTGCAGCAGTTCGGGCGCGGCTTCTTCTCGCAGCTCAACCGCGGCATCAACCCGCTTGCGGGCATGACCCCGACCGCGGGCGGCTCAGGTGGCGGCCTAACGATCAACGGCGGCATTACTGTCCAGTCGGCTCCGGGTGAGCGTGCCGAGACATCCCTTCCCCGTGCGCTTCGTCGTGCGGCTTTCCTGGCAGGCGTGAATGGCTGAGACGTACAAGATCGGCGCGACCGACGTCACCACGTTCCTCACGCACCTCCAGGTCATTGACGGCAACATCGGCATCCCGCCGCTGCGCCAGGACGACTACTCGGTGCCGGGGCGGACGGGCGCTATTGCCGCGACCCCGTGGTGGGGTCCCCGCGTCGTGACCTTCGGAGGGATTATCGCCGGGGCCACGCGCCCCGCGATGCAGACCAACCTCAAGAGCCTCGGCTCCCTGGTGCTCAATGGCGGTGACACGTTCACGATGTCGCGCACCATTGACACGGCGGGCACCCCGACGCATACGGCGACGGCCCGCTACCTCGGCGGCCTCGAGCAGTCCGAGGCGCTGTCGAACCGGGTCGCCCGCGTCGCCTTCGACGTGCAGCTCATGGACGGGTTCTGGTACGAGTCGGCCTACACCCCCGGCACGGCCCTGGCCGGCACCACCGTCGTCAACGTCAACGGCGACGCCCCCACCCAGGACATCACCCTCACCTACTCCATCGGCGCTGGGTCGCAGCGGGTGACCAACTCCGCCTACCCCGGCCTTGCCCGGCTGACGTTGAAGCCCGGCAACAACACTTTGGTCGTTACCGGCGGCGGCACCGTGACCATGAGCTACCGGGCGGCGTGGCTGTGACCCACCTGCGCCTCGACGTCTACGACCCCCTCAACCAGACCTACCAGGGGACTTTGTCGCAGTCACTAACCAGCGAGTTTGTGGATGAGTTCAATCAGCCGGGCTACGGCACCGTCACCGTGCCCCTGTTTTCCACCGACGCAAGCCTGCTGGTGAAGGACGCCGTCGTGCGCGTCATCTATCGGGACTCGGTCAGGTTCGCTTGGTTTGTTGAGACCCGCGACCGGGATCTCGCGAACGCCAGCGGGCAGCAGACGCTCACGGCTTCGGGGCGCGGGCTGCTGGCCTGGCTTGAGGACGCCGTGCTCTACCCGCAGGGCGGGCTCGCGGACTTCCTCGCCCCCGACCGTCCCTTCAACTGGGCGTCCGAGCGGGGTGGCGGGTGGCGACTCACCGGCAATTACCAGGACGCCCTCGCCGTTCAATGGCGCAACGACACGACAGCGCGAGCTGGCCTTCCTGTCAGGTGGAAGGACCCGCTCGCGTCGTGGATTTGGCGCACCAACCCGTCGACCACCGTGCAGCGCGGCACCGTCAACTGGTTCTTCCGAGACTTCACGCTGACCGACTCCAAGCGCATCAAGTTCTACGCCTCGTGCGACAACCAGATGGATGTGTTTCTTGATGGTCAGCAAATCATGTCGTCCAGCGATTTCGATGCCGAGGCGGCGTCCTTCACGCAGATGGCTCGGTTCACGATCCGCCTCGGTGTCGGCACACACACCCTGTCGGCCCGGGTTCGTAACGACAAGCCGTGGCAGCGGTACGACATTGACGTCGCCACCGACGACAAGGTCTCCTGCGCTGGTCACGGCCTCGCTAACGGCACCCAGGTCACGATTACTGACAAAACCGGCGCCAACGGGCTCACCAAAGGCGGCGACTATTACGTTCGGGCCAGGTCTGACGACGATTTCAAGCTGGCAACCAGCAACTCAGACGGCACCATTGTCAACGTCACCTCCAACGGCAAACTCGATTTACGGTTGAAGGCCGACAACACGGCCGGATTCATCCTGACAGGTATCCAGTTGGACGCCGACGGCAAGGAAACTGACACGGTCGTTGTGCGCACCAACACCGACTGGCAGGTGTCGTCAATTGAGCCGTATTGGCGGCCGGCGCTCATTCTCAAGGTGCTTGCCCAGGAGGCCGCCACGCGCGGCGTCTACCGGCTGAACCAGCTCACCTACGGGTACGACTTCACGGCCCCCAGTAGCGGTGCCTGGTCAACGGAAGTGGACCTCACCTTGAAGGTCGGCGCCACCCTGCTCACCGTCCTTGACGACATGGTCGATTTGGGCAACGACTTCTGGCTCAACCCCGCGACGCTTGAGCTCGACGCCTGGGAGTCTCGGGGCAGCGATTTGTCAGCCACCGTCTTCCTCGACACCGGGCAGAACCTTGCCCGATTTTCAACCACCGTCGAAAGGCCCCTCAAGACCGTGGCTTTGGTACGCACGAAGGAGGGCTGGCTCCGGGCAGCCGACGAGATTCTGCGGACCGCTAACGGCTGGCGCGAGACTTTCCTTGAGTACGGCAACACGGCGTCAGAGAATGTGGCGAAGCGGAACGCTCAACGAGTATTGGGGCGCACCGGCAAAACCCAGGTGGTCACGTCAGGGGTCGAGGTCGTTGTCACCACCGGAGCCACCCCCTACGTCGATTTCACCGTCGGCGACGTCGTTTCCATCCCTAGCCCGTCTGGCATGGGCCTGCCGAATAAGGCCCGGATCTTGTCCATTGGTCTCAAGGAGGAGGGCGGCGGCGTGTCCTTCCAGCCCGAGCTTGAGGTGATCACAAGTGCCTGACGGTCAACTGCGGCGCGCCCCGCAGTTGTGGGAGCAGCGCCTCGCCCGCACCACCGCCATCCTCGGCGCCGGGATCTCCTCCTCGGGGGACGCGACCGCCATCGTGCCCCCGTCCCCACCCCCTGGCACTGGCGGCGGCACCGAGCCCGCACCAGTCGCACCCGCCCCCGGCCTCTTCATCGCCCCCTCGACGCCCACCCTCATCGGCTCCGTGCAGGGCATCAACGTCGTCTGGAATGGCCTCAACTCTGCCGGCGACCTGTGGCCATCCGACACGTCCTACGTCGAAGTCCACATGTCCACCGCGGGCACCGGGTTCACGCCAGATTCGAGCACCTTGAAGGGCCGCCTGGCCCGTCCTGGTGGGCTTGCAGTCACCGGGCTTTCAAGCGGCGTCACCTATCATTTCCGTTTGCGTGGCGCTGACGCGGCGGGGAACTACACCACCGCGGGCTCGGCTGCCAGCGGAACAACTGGCCTGATCAGCGGTCCGGACATTGCCGCTAACGCCATCACGGCCAACAGCATCGTCGCTGGCACGATCACCGGCTGGAGCATCAACGCGGCCTACCTGTCAGGTGGCACGATCAGCGGCGGGTTCATCACGGGTGGCACCGTCAGCGGCGGGTTCATAACCGGTGGCACCGTCAGCGGTGCCCTCGTCACCGGCGGCACCATCCAATCATCAACTGGTAACCGTCGCATTGCCATCACCAGCGGCGACACCATCGACTTCTACTACGATAACGTCAAGCGATTCGATATCGCCGCGCTTGACACCGCCGACGGGTACGTTGCTGGGTTCTCCGCAGGCCTTGACGTTGACGGTGGGCTTGAGGTCAACGCCGCCGACGTTGACATGCCAGGCGTGTACGACAACGACACCGGCACCGCCATTGACAATGTCGGCATTACAGCCGGCTTTCGGTTGCGCCGCAAGTCCAGCCGCCAAGCCGTCAAGTACGACATCGCCACACTCACACAATCCTTGTCCGATTCTGTCGACGAGGCCCGCAAGTCAGACGTGACCACCGTTGACCCGTCCGCCGTGCTAGACGTGTCCGTGGTTGAGTTCTCCGCAATCGAGCAGGGTGAGCCGACAGACATTCGAGTTCTCGGTTTCATTGCCGAAGATGTAGCCGACAAGCTGCCCATCGCGGTCACTCGACTACCAGACGGCTCCCCCGCTGGTGTCGCGGACACTCCCATGATCGCCGCCATCCTCGCGGTCGTTCAAGACCAGGCCGCCAACATCGAAGACTTGCGCGCCCGCATCGAAGCCCTGGAGGCCTAATGCCTTTGCCCGGTAACGTGTCGACGCTTGTCGTCATCGGCACCTTCCTCACCCCAGAGGGCAACCCCTCAACCGGCACCATCACGTTCACGCCCTCCCGTTGGCTGACCAACTCCGGCGCCGACGTCGCCATCCCCAACTCGGGCGTCACCAAGACGCTGGGCACGGCGGGCAACTTCACCGTCACCCTGCCGGTCACCGACGACGGCGACCTCCAGCCCGCCAACTGGTACTACACAGTCTCCGAGGTTGTTGACGGCGTCAGCCAGTCCTATGCGCTGCTCCTGCCCGGGACGGCTGGGTCGGGTGGCACCGTCTACCTCGCCGACCTGGCCCCCGCCGGGGAGCTCGGCCCGGAGTACGCCAGCCTCCGCGGCCCCGCCGGCGAGGCCGCCACCCTCGCCATCGGCACCACGACCTCAGTGTCCAACGCTGGCACCGCCTCCGTCACCAACGTCGGCACCAACACCAACGGCACCCTCAACTTCGTGCTCCGCGACGGCCCCACCGGCCCGCAAGGGGCGACCGGCCCTCAGGGTCCCCAGGGCTCGGCAGCCACCGTCACCGTCGGCACCGTCGGCTCAGTTGCCTTCGGCGGCACCGCGACAGTCACCAACTCCGGCACGTCCGGCGCAGCTGTCCTCGACTTCGTCGTCGTCCAAGGCCCGCAGGGATCGACCGGGCCGCAGGGTCCGCAGGGCGACCAGGGTCCGACCGGGCCGACTGGGCCAACGGGCGCTACCGGGCCGCAGGGCGCGACTGGCACGGCAGCCACGGTCACGGTCGGGACCATCGGCTTCGTTGACTATCCCGGCCCCGGCACAGTCACCAACTCGGGCACCTCCGGCTCGGCCGTCCTGGACTTCGTCCTCGTGCGCGGCCCCCAGGGCGCCATCGGCGACCTCACCGCAGCTGCCCCGCTGCGCTACGTCGGCTCCGAGTTCGGGCTGAACGTCGGCACAGGCCTAGAGACCGCGGGCACCACTCTGGCTGTCACCTACGGCACGGTCGCGGCGGCGCTCGGCACCACGACCGCCGGCACGGTCAACAGGGCGGCGCGGCAGGACCACGTCCACGCCATGCCCACCGCGACCGACGTCGGCGCCATCGGCACAGCCGCCCTCACCACCAGCAACCCGGCCGCCCTGGCCGCAGCTGCGGCCCCAGGCACCGCCACCAACGTCGCGCGCCTAGACCACGTCCACCCCTTCCCCACGCCCTCCGATATCGGAGCGGTCGGGAATGCCCTAATTGCGAACAGCAAAGGGGCGCTGATTACGTCCACCGGCTCAGTCGTGGATGACCTCACCGTGGGCACGGACGGGCACGTCCTGACCGCCGACTCAACTCAGACCCTAGGCATCAAGTGGGCAGCCGTAGGCGGCGGCAAAGACGACGCAGACAACATCATCGCCGTTCAGGTATTCGGATAAGGAGCAACGACTCTCATGGCTACATTCACTAAGACCCTCCTGTCCGGTTCCACGCGGGGCAAGGGCATCAAGGTCGCTGCTACGTCATCGAGCGGCACGACCATTCACACCACGGGCACGTCTGCGACCACGATTGACGAGGTGTGGTTGTACGCCTACAACGGGCACTCGTCGGCTGTGCTGATGACGTTGCAGATGGGTGGCACGGCTACACCGGATGACGACATCAAGGTCACGATTCCCGCACAGTCGGGCCTAGTGCTTGTCGCTCCTGGCCTGACTCTGACGGGTGACGGGTCTGCGGGGCTCGTCGTCCGCGCCTACGCCGCGACCACTAACGTGATTACGATTCACGGTTACGTCAACAGGATCGCCTAATGAGTAGGCGGTCTCGTCTATTTGTCAGCACGGCAGTCAAGGACTGGGGTAAATCGCCGCTTACCCGTGTTCCTGACACTTCGTTTCCTGACGTTCGCTTCCTCGTTGTTGCTGGCGGTGGCGGTGGTGGGTACAACAAGGCTGGCGGTGGCGGTGGTGGTGGCTATCGTTGCAGCGTTCCCGGTGAAACGTCTGGCGGTGGCGCGTCTGCCGAGACTGTCGTCACGGCTACGACTGGAACTCCGTATTCCATTACTGTCGGTGGTGGTGGGGCTGGATCAACTGGTAGCGCGACTGGGTCTAACGGCTCCAATACGGTTTTTGACACGGTTACGTCCACGGGCGGCGGCGGTGGCGGGTATTACGGAGGCCTCAACGACTACAGCGGAGTTTCTGGAGGTTCGGGTGGTGGTGCCGCTGGAGGCGATTCTGATAGGCCGCGCGCAGGCGGTAGCGGCACCACAAATCAAGGCTATGCCGGAGGCGGGGGGTACTTCCAAGTTGGTGGCGGCGCTGCGGGTGGCGGCGGTGGCGCTGCCGCTGCTGGTACGACCGCAACAAGCAACAACGGCGGCGCCGGTGGCGCTGGTAGGGCATCCTCAATCACAGGGTCATCAGTCACTCGCGCTGGCGGCGGCGGTGGAGCGCCATATCAGGCTAGCGGTTCTGGTGGGGCTGCCGGTAGCGGAGGCGGTGGTGCCGGAGCAGGTTCAACTAACACCGACGGCGGCAACGGCACAACGAACACGGGCGGCGGCGGTGGCGGCAATCAGTTCCGCAGTTCTGGCACCACGACCGGAGGTAATGGTGGCTCTGGCGTCATAATCCTGTCTATTCCAGAGGCCAACACTGCGACCTTCTCCGGTGGCGTGACGCAGACCTCGACCACGTCGGGCGGTCGCCGCATTTACACGATCACGGCTGCCGGTGTGTCTGACACCGTGACCTTCGCATAGGAGTGACTGTGGCTCATTACGCATACCTAGACGCGGATAACGTCGTCACGCAGGTCATCGTCGGCAAGGACGAGGACGAGGACGGCGTCGACTGGGAACAGTATTACGGCGCGGTCCGCACGTCGTACAACACTCACGGGGGGCAGCACACCAACGGCGGCACGCCGTTCAGAATGAACTACGCGGGCATCGGATTCACCTTCGATCCCGACTTCGGACCTGACGGCGCCTTCATTCCCCCGCAGCCGTTCCCGTCGTGGACGCTCAACCTTGATACAGCCCTATGGGATGCACCTACACCGATGCCTGCCGAGGGTGGCCCGTGGATGTGGGACGAGGAAACCCTGTCATGGGTGGAACTAACCTAGGGGTTGGCGATCCCTGTCCATAACCGCGTGTCGGCCTGGCCTTGATGTCGGGCACCGTTGGGAGGATGACGGTATGACTCATTGGTCGGTAGACCTCAATGCGGGAGCCTCTTACCTGACACTGACAGATAAGCCCATCGTCAGGACTGTGCAGGCGGGTCCGGTGAACGTGGACCTTGACGCCCAGGGCGAGGCGGTCGGTGTTGAGTTTCTGCATTCCGGTCCGGTGGTGACGGCATGACCCACGATCCGCTATGCAAAGGCGACGAGATCGACTACGCCTGCATGTGCCCACTCATCGCCAGGGTGAGGGCTGACACTAGGCAAGGCATCGTGGACGGGCTCAAGATCGGTCTACCCGAATCGGACACCCGCGACGCTGCCGTCAGCATCGCCACCTTTGCTACGTCCGCAACGTAAGAGTTAGAGCCTCTGGTCCATAAGTGTGTGACTTAGGTGGGTTGCCGAGCCTAAATGCCACGACTATGGCTGTAGGAGTTGCGGACACTTCTCATAGGCGGGGTTTATCCCCCGGTGATGAGAAGCGCGAACTTGCCAGTTAGCGCTTCCCGAGGGCGCGGCGCACAGTCATGCGGTCTACGCCCGCGACCCGAGCCGCCTCGGCCTCGGTCATGCCGCCCTCGACGGCCTCACGGATCGCCCCATAGAGCTCAGCCGCTAGCGCCCTTTCCTTCTCGCGGGCCGCGTTCCACCGCTTCCCCACGGCCTCCAGGCGAGTCACGGGGCAAGTCAATCAGGTCAAGAAACGTGAGCCCCTGGGCGGCTAGTTCAGCCTCCACCTGGGCAAAGGCGACGTCGTACTGCCGCCTCGTGATGCGTTTCGCCAGTACGTCAGCGCCCAGCCTGTCCGAAATGGCCCGCAACTGAGCAAGGCTGCGCGGTCCCCTGGTTCCCCCCATGTAGACGAATCTACTGACCGGTCAGTAGACATCTCTACACTTCTGTCCCACTGATACCAGACCGTTACATCGGCCCCAGGGGCGCCCATGACGTGCGACTACTGCGACACCGAGTTCGAGCCCACACAGACCCGCTGGCTCTGCCCAGCGTGCAAGGCCAAACACCCGTGCTGCGACGGGGCACCCCTTCCAGTTACCCAGGAGCTAGAGAGTGGACACGCCGCAGATCGACGACTTCCTGCTGTGGGCCGCGACGATCGTGGTCGCCGTTACCGCAATAGCAGGCGGACTCGTCGCCCTCTACCGCCTCCTGACCGGGGCACTCAATAAGCGCCTCGACGACATCTCCTCCCAGCTGCGCCGCAACGGCGGCACCAGCCTCCGCGACGCCGTCGACCGCATCGAGGAACGCACCCAAGTCCTGCACACCGACGTCCGAGACCTGCGCGAGCGGCTCGACGACCACATCACCTGGCACCTAGAGAAGGACACGAAATGACATTCCGTGAATGGTTCGCCACCAGCCCCCTAGCCTCCTGGCTGCGCGTCTTCGGCGCCGTCATCCTGTCCGCAGCCGTCGCCGACTGGTCCACCAAGGGCACCATCGACCTCGGCGCCTGGCAAACCTGGGTCATCGCCGGCCTGGTCTCCGCGCTCCCCACCGCCATGCGCTACCTCAACCCCGCCGACGTCGAGTTCGGTCGCGGCTCCTGGCGTGACGACCGCTTCGACGTGTGGGCAGACGAGGACGAGGCGTGAGCACCTACACCGCCACGCAGCTGCGACGCGCCCTCCGCAAGTCCGGCCTCACCGTCGGCTACGCCGAAGGCTGGGACTCCCACGACATCGACCCCTTCGGGATGTCCCCCACGGCCGGTGTCGTCATGCACCACACCGCCAACGGCGGCGCCAAAGGCAACAACCCCAGCCTCTACTGGCAGATCCGCAACGAGTATTACCCCGTCCGCGCAGCCCACTGCAACATCGGCCGCGACGGCCTCGTCACGATCATCGCCGCCAGGGGCGCCTACCACGCCGGCGCTTGCACTCGGCCCGAGGGCGGCATGAACCTCGGCGGCACCTGGGTTCCGTCCTCAAGCGGCAACAAGATGCTCTTCGGCATCGAGATCGAATCGGCCGGCACCAGCCCCGCCACCAACGCCCCCGTCAAGTCCACCGACGGCTACACCCGTGAGCAGGTCCGCGCCGCCACCATGCTCGCCGCCACCCTCTGCGAACTCATGGGCGTTGACGCCAAGTGCGTCATCAACCACAAGGACTGGGCACCGGGGCGCAAGAACGACACCCTGCTGCCCATCGAATTCTGGCGCAAGAAAGTCAAGCGCCAGCTGCTCGCCAATAAAGCGAAGCGCCTCATTACTGGCGGGTAACACCGCCAAACGGAAAGGCAGTCATGTCCCTGCTCGACACCCTGTCCGATCCCCAGTACGTCCCCAAGCGTGGCCCCGCCTGCACCGTCCACCTCACCATGCAAGAAATGGACAAAGCCACGCTAGAAAAGTTCACCGCCGCAATGGCTAACCCCAGCGCCGCTGGCACCCTCATCGCCGAAGCCCTCCAAGAGCTCGGCTTCAAGGTCCGCGCCGACGCAATCCAGCGTCACCGACGAGGGGCTTGCCGCTGTGGCATCTCTTGAAGAACTGGCCGCCGCCTCCCCAGAAGGGCAGGTACCCAACGCCAGCCTGCCCTCTGGCTGGGCGCCATCCGTCACCTATGACCCCTCGGGTAGGGCCGAGGTGGTCACCCTCGGCGCCGGCCAGCCAGGCGATGAGTCAACGTGGACTGACGAAGTCCGAGCGTTAGGCGTTGACGTTCCGCCTGGCTGGTCGGCCCGCCTCGTCCAGGTGTCCCACGACCCCAAAGCCTGGGTGCGCAACGCCCAAGGCGAAGACGCCGTCACCGAGCCAGTCACCCGCCGCAAGTACGTCGTCGAACCCACCCGCGCCCCCGCCGTCGACGTCGACGAACTAGTCGCCGCCATCGGCAAAAAGCGCCCCAAGCTGCGACCCGCCACCGGCGACGCCTGGGCATACGTCCACACCATCGCCGACTGGCAAATCGGAAAGACTGCCTACGGCATGGGCAGCGAGCAAACCACCCAGCGCATCCTCGACGGCCTCGACGCCTCCCTCACCCGCTACAAGGCCGAGAGCAAACGCCGCCCCATCGGCACCGTCGTCCTCGCCTCACTCGGCGACCTCTGCGAAGGCACCACCAGCCAAGGCGGCGCCGTTCACCTCACCGCCGACCTCGGACTCACCGAGCAGCTGCGCGTCATCCGGCGCCTACTCCTCGAACACGTCAAAGAATTTGCCCAGGTCGCCGAGCAGGTCATCGTCCCCACCGCCCCCGGCAACCACGATCAAGCCCACCGGCTCATGGGCATCACCGCCCCCGCCAACGACTCCTTCGCCGTAGACGCCTCCATGCAGGTCGCCGACGCCCTCCACCTCGCCGGCGGATACGACCACGTCCACATCGTCACCCCCGACGTCGACGACCTCACCGTCACCGTGGAAGCCGAAGGCACGATCATCGGCTGCGCCCACGGGCACCAATTCCGCGGACCCGACAAGGCCCAAGACTGGTGGGCCAAACAAGGCCACGCCCGCCACCGCATCGGCCAAGCCCACCTCCTGCTCTCCGGGCACTGGCACCACTTCCGAGTCTCCGACGATTCCGGCCGCGTCCACATCGGCTGCCCCACCGTCGACCCCGGCTCGCCCTGGTACGACCAGCGCAACGGCGGTGGCCCCCAGCACGGCGTACTCACCCTGCTCACCCGCGCGGGAGCCTGGACCGGATTGGAAATCCTGTGAAGCCCATCGACCCCACCATCGCCACCGACGCCATCCACGTCGTCAACGGCCCCCGCCAGCGCGACTACGCCCACCCCCGCATCAACTTCCAGCGCATCGCCGACCTGTGGAGCCCCATCTTTGGTATCACCGTGACACCAGAGCAGGTCGCCCTGGCAATGATCCAAGTCAAAGTGGCCCGCGAGATCAACCGCCACACCCGCGACAACCTCGTCGACCTCGTCGGCTACACCCTCACCCTCGACGCCTGCCGGGAGGACTAATGAGCCAGCCAGTCAGCCTCTGGATGAGCCTGCGCTTCGGCCAGCTCGAGGTCAACTTCAGCGCCGACGAAGTCTCCGGCTACGCCCCCGACGTCGCCAACGACATGGCCCTCCACGTCGTCAAAGCCTTCTCCGAAGGCATCGCCGAACTCCGCGCCCACGGCGTCATCGGCACCATCGACGACGACGACGAGGCCACCGACGACACCGAGGACGACGACGACGACGACTAGCCCCCACACGCCAGCGGCCCCCCAACCCCCACAAAGGGACGGGGGGCCGCTTTCTGGCGTTTCAGACCGCCCAAGCACTCACCGCAGCGTGCAGGTCATCATCGTTGATGTGCGTGTAAATCTCCGTTGTGGCAATAGACGCGTGCCCGAGGAGTTGCTGCACCGAGCGAATATCGTGCGACGCCCGGTAGACACTGCCCGCGTAGTAGTGCCGCAGACTGTGGGCCGACCATTTACCCGGCAACGCCCGGGCGATACGCCGCCCCATCGCGTCCGGCGTAATCGGCCCGCCATCCACGCTGGGGAACGCGTAGCCGCCCCGCTCCTGCACCTTCCGCAACGGCTCCACCAGCATCGGATGAATCGGCACCCGCCGCGTCTTCGAGCCCTTACCCGTCACCGTCAACATGCGCTCACCGATCTGGTCAGCGTGCAGATTCGCAATCTCCGCCCGCCTCAGACCCGCATACGCCGCCAGCATGATCGCCAGCCGGTCACGCTCATGGGCGCCCTCAAGAGCCGTGAGAAGGGCATCCTGTGGCGCTTCCTTGATGGCCCTTGGCGGCATCTTGATCGTCCTGGTCTTGGCCGTCGGGTCAGCGTCCAGCCGCCCCGACTCCATCGCCCAGCGGTAATACGAGCGCAGGCTCGCCCTGGCCGACAGTTTCGTCGCTGGCTTCCAGGCCGGATTCTCCAGCCATTTGATGATGACCTCCGGCGTGGCCGTATCGAGGTCGTATGCCTTGCTGAATCGTTGGAGGTGGTGGACCCGCAAGGCGATGGTTCCTTCACTGAGGTTGCCTGCTCGCAACCAGGACTGGTACTCAGAAAAAGAGCTCATCGAGGAGAGACCTCTCTCTCTCTCTCTCTCTCTCTCTCTCTCTGGAGATGGCTTCTCGTGCCTTCCCATGTAATCCCCCCGGAACTAGGTTGCTGGTGTCCATCCACATCTACCGCCTTCAATCTGCGCAGGCGCGTGATTGTGCAGAACTTGACGGTTCGCAAAAAGGAATTACTGGACACCGACACGGCCCCGACACACGTCCGCCGAAAAAATCTTTGTGGCGAAGATCACATGCACCGTTTGACCACTGTGTCCCTTTTTGCTCCCGCACCTGGACTCGAACCAGGAACCACTCGGTTACTGGCGCAATGCCCATGTCCGCAATCACGCAGGTGGTCGGTCGACCGCCTAGGCCCATGTTTACACGGGTTTTCGCAATTTAGGGACCCCGGCGGCCTTGGGATTGCCTGAAGAAATGCACTACCGCCAGACAATTTCTAGGTCAAGAACCCAAACAGCGGTCATGCCGCGGTCAGACCTTGTGACGATCCCTTGACATTTCGATTCTCGGCTACAACTTTCCCACGCCCTGCGAAGTCCCCCCGACGCAGAGCGGCACGGCGGAGGTGGCCGAGATCCACTCTCCAGTTGGTCGGTCCAATCGGCCACCTCCGCCCCTAACTAGGGAGGGAGGGGGAACCAATGACCGAAGCCATCGTGATCGCCGGCGGCATCCTGCTGGGCGGCCTGGCCATCGCCTACGGCCTCCAGGTCCGCGCCGAGTTCCACGAGCGGGACCGCTGGCGGCGCTTCCAAGAGTCCATGCGCGGCGGCGGTCGAAATCAACCCCTCCCCAAGAAGGAGGACTGAGATGGACCCTGCACTGATTACCGCCCTCATCGCCTCGGGTACTGCCGCGGTGGCCGCCTTCGTCGCCTACTGGGCCGGGGTCGGCCAGGCCGAGAAGAAGCACAAGGCCCGCGAGGCCGCCCTGCTCGACGACCTTGACGACGCCATCCACGTTCTTGTGGACATGGCCGCCTCCCACCATCCCGCCGGGCGCCACCTGCGCCTCGTCACCCCCGAAGGAGCCTGACATGACTAGCCTCACCGACCCCACCCCCGACGACGACGACACCTACCCGCCGGCGTACCGCGAACTCGTCGAGCCGTCCCAGCCCACCCCAAAGGCCATACGCGCGTGGGCGCTGGAGAAGGGGCTCGTCGTCGGCAAGCGCGGTCGCATCCCCGCCGACGTGCAGCTCGCCTACCAGGAGTCCACGCAGTCGTGAGCCAGGCGCGCAAGCACCGCGGCTACCGGACCCAGCGTGTCGCGGCCGAGCACTTCGCTGCCAACGGCTTCCCGCACGCCGAGCCGGTAGGGGCGGGCCGCGCCGGCAGCGACATCACCGGCCTGGTCGGCATCGACGTGGAAGTCAAAGCCAGGCGGGGCCTCAACATCAACGCCCTCATGGACCAGCTCGATGAGCGCGCTCAAGACGGCGTGCTCGGCATCGGGATCATCCGCCCCGACGGCATGGGCGAGAAAAGCGTCGGCAAATGGCCCGTCGTCATCTGCCTCGACGACGCCATCGCCCTCCTGCGCGCCGCCGGGTACGGCACACCCTTGGAGGAAACATGATGACCCTCTGCACTGTCTTGCTCGCCAGCGCCCTAGCTGTATCGCCCGGCGTTACACCGGCGAAGACGCCGAAGCCGTGCAAAGACCGCGTCGTCGCGTGGATCGACAAGGCAGGCTTCACGGGCATCGAGCGCCGGGTCGCCTGGGCCATCGCGCAAAGGGAAAGCAACGGCAATCCCAACGAGTCGTCCTACCCCGACCTGGGCATCGTCCAACTCAACGCGCCCTCCTGGCAGCACACCAAGTATTGGCCCGCCAACGTCTACGACCCCGTCCAGTCCTTCACCGCCATGCGCCGCATGGTGCGCGACATGAACTGGCAGCCCTGGGGCCTACACGTCAAGCGCGGCCAGGTCACCTACGACTTCTCCGCCTACGGCGGCTGGTCCTCGTGGCACCACCAGAACTGGATCGTCGAGCCCTTCGAGCGTTACTGGGCCCAATTCCCCAAGGCGTGCCGATGACGTGCGGCGTGTGCCAAGGCAAGGGCTGGAACTACGTCCCCGACGGCGGCGGCTGCGTCGCCCGCGAACCCTGCGACTTCTGTGAGGCATGGAATGACTGCGTTCAACGTGCGCAACATGCTCGACCCCGTCAAGACCTCCCGCGAGGAGGGACGACTCCAAGGCCGCAAAGAGATGCGCGACCAGATCCGCGACCAGTTCGCCACCTTCGCCTCGCGCCACCCCGAGCCAGTGGTGAGTGACGAGCTGTGGACGTTTGTGAACTGGATTGAGCGGGAGCCACTGTCATGACCAAACACCAGCCTATGCGCGCGTGTGACCGTTGCGGCAAAGAACGCATCGTCCGCGCCGACCGCCGCAACTTCTGCCAAGAGTGCCGCGAGCAAGGCCTACGCCCTATCGCCAATTGGATGGAGCACGGTGCCTGCCGCAACGACCACCACTCCCCCGATTGGTGGTGGCCTGAGAACTCCGATGCCGCTAATTCCGCCACGCAACTCGCGCTCAGCATTTGCCGCTACTGCCCGGTGCGCGACCTCTGCCTGGACTACGCCATCCAGCACAAAGAGAACCACGGCATTTGGGGTGGGCTGCTGCCTGCGGCACGCCAGGCCTACGCCAACCAGCGACGCAGGGCCGTCTGATGCCCGCCCTCATCCCCACCCCCGACGACCTCGCCCGCATGACCCCAGCCCAGCGCGCCAAGATCCGCCGCTTCATCGCCCAGGTCGCCCTCGAGCTTGACGACGCCGCCCGCGACACCGTCGACCTCAAACACGCCGAACGGCAACGCCGCCAACAGAAATGGGGCGAAGCGATCCGCCAACACGCCCGCAACCTCCAAGCACAACTGCCCCCCGAACCCGCCCACATCACCGCCGCCCGCCGCCAAGCCCTCCTCGACAACACCCGATAGGAGCCCGCATGTTCACCCGACCTGCGACCGAGATCCCCCGCGACCGCTGGGGCCGCCCCCTCATCGAACCCCCCGACGGCGGCAAACCCATCGGATACACCCGCGTCAGCACCCTCGCCAAAGCCCTCGACGACAAAACCAGCCTCATGGACTGGAAATGCCGCCAGACCGCCATCGGCCTCGCCCGCCGCCCCGACCTCGTCACCAAAAGCGCCGCCGTCGGCGAAGACCGCCGCGCCCTCAACGAAGTCGTCAAAGAAGCACTCGCCGCCGCCGCATCCGACCGCGCCGCCAACGTCGGCACCGCCCTCCACGCCTTCACCGAACGCATCGACGCCGGCGAAACCCCCGAAGACCTCGTCCCCCACACCGACCCCCTCTACCTCGACCTCTGCGCGTACAAAGAAGCCACCCGGCACCTCGGGATGGAAGCCGCCGAACTGTTCATCGTCTGCGACGAACTCCAGGCCGCCGGGTCATTCGACCGCCTCGTCACCGTCCCCGACGTCGGCATGATCGTCGCCGACCTCAAAACCGGGCAGCACGAACCCGACTACCCCCACGGCGTCGCCCAGCAAATCGCCATCTACGCCCACGGCACCCTCTACGACCCCGACCAGGGCCGCATCGCCGCCCTCGCCGACATCGGTGTCCGCACCGACGTCGGCCTCCTCATCCACCTGCCCGCCGAGCGTGGCATCTGCGACCTGTACCTCATCGACCTTGAGCACGGCTGGCAGCTCGCCCAAGCCGCTGTCGCCGTGCGCGCCGCCTACAAGACCAAGCCCCTTACCAAGTTGGAAACCCCTGCGCCTGCACCCGCACGCGCATCCGCATAGAAAGAGGAAACCGCAATGACCGTGTTCGCTGCACCTGCCGCCGGAGGCGGCTCCGACGTCCGCCCCGCCGACCTCGAGGGCCACCTCCTCGTCGTCGAGCCCCTGGAGTACGTCGCATCCATCCCCACGTCGATGGGCGACAAGGACGCCGTCCGCGTCACCATCCACGACATCACCGACACCGCCACCTACGAGGACGTCCTGTGGTTCCCCAAGGTCCTCGTCGGCTCTTTAAAGGGTCGCGTTGGGCAGAAGGTCCTCGCCGTCCTCGGCAAGGGCACCGCCAAGCCCGGCCAGTCCGCGCCCTGGATCTTGGTCGACGCCACCACCGACAACGACTGCGTCCAGGCCGCCACCACCTACCTCGACGCCATCGCCGGCAACCAGTTCGCCGACCCCGAGGTTGAGCAGCTGGCCGCCGACTCCGGCAACCCCGCCCTCGCCGCCGCCCTCGGCAAACTCGGCGCCCGCAAGTAACCCGAGCCCCCCACCCTCAACCTGCGCAGGTGAGCAGCCCGTTCGAGCCGGGCGTGGGGACGCAAGAAAAACGCCCCAGGAGGGACCTGGGGCGCACAGAAAGGATACCTGCGCATGGCGACAACCAGCGCGGCCATTTCATTGAGCCGCATAAAGAGGGAGATCGTGGAAATTCCGATCAAGGGCACGGCACCGCTTATCGTTCACCGCTGGAGCGAGAAGGCACGCGAAATGATGCTTGCTGCCCAGCAGGGAAAGAAGACACCAAAGCAAGCCAAGGACCCGCAGGCCGATTACGAGTCCAGCATGTACCGCCTGACCGACGGCGGCCACGGCTTCCCAGTCATGGCCTTCAAGGCCGCCACCGTGAAGGGCGGCGGTCGAGTGTTCGGCAAGTCCGTCAAGATGACTGAACTGCGCCAAGTCTTCACGTTCATCGCCGATGGTCTCGGGGTCGACGGCACGCAGCTCGCCCGCATCAACGGCGAGCCCACGATGCGCGAGGACATGGTTCGCGTCGGCATGGGCACCGCTGACATCAGATTTCGCGCCGAATACCGCGACTGGACCGCCCTCCTGCGCGTCGAATACGTCCCCAGCGTCATTGACCTCGAGTCCGTCGTCGCCCTAGTCGACGCCGGTGGCACCAATGGCGTCGGCGAGTGGCGTCCCGAGAAGTCGGGCAGCTACGGAACCTACGAGGTGGTCGGACTATGAGTGTCGGGCAGCACCTTCAAGAGATCTACGACGATAACGGCGCAATCACTCCGCAGCTTGTAGTTGAGACCGCCCGTGATGACGAGCACCCCCTTCACGGCCACTTCGTCTGGGACGACACAGTTGCCGGCGAGCTCTACAGGTGCAACCAGGCCGCGCAGATGATTCGGCGCGTGACCATCCGTCGAACGACACCAGACGGCGACGAGGTAGTCACTCGAGCCTGGGTCTCTCGCACCGAGATTGAGGGCCAGGCCGGCGACGAGCCGCCCATCGGCCAGTACCTACCCGTCGAGGTCGTGATCTCTAGCCCCGACCTGCGTCCAAAGTACGAGCAGGCAATGGAGCGCGAATGGAAGGCGCTCTACGCGAAATACAAGGAATACCAGACGTTCATCGCAATGGTCACCGCAGACATACAGGCGGTGGCATAGCTCATGGCAGCGGCGACGGTCTTTGCTCAGGTTCGACTCCTGAGGCCGCACGACGGCTGGGTCAGGCTAGGCACGGCACGGCGCGGCTTGGCAAGGCAGGCGTGGCCCGTTAGGGCTAGGTACGGCTCGGCGCGGGCGGCGTGGTTGGGCAAGGCAGGCATGGCAAGGCGTTGCACGGCGCGGCCGGGCTAGGCGAGGCATGGCAGGCGGGGCATGGCACGGCACGGCTGGGTGGGGCACGGCGCGGCTAGGTAAGGCACGGCAGGCAAGGCACGGCTAGGCAACGCGAGGTACGGCGAGGCGTGGCTGGGCATGGAAATGGACCACTAACAACGTTCAAGGAGCACCGTGACCACCAAACTTCTCAAGGCTGCCCGCAACTGGTACGACGCCGGCTACTGCGTCGTACCCAGCCACGAGGATGGTGGCAAACGACCCGCCGGATATTGGGCCCGCTTCCAAAAAGAACGCCCCACCTGGCAGCAAACCGAAGAATGGATCGCCAGCGGCCAATACACCGGCATCGGCGTCATCTGCGGCGAAGCCTCCGGCAACATCGAAATGCTCGAAATCGAAGGCCCCGAAGAAGACCTCGCCGGGCGCATCGAAGCCATCATCGACCTCGCCCTCGCCAAATACGCCAGCATCGGGCTACCCGAACTCTGCCAGCGCGTCTTCCAAGGCTGCGCCGAAACTAGCGCCGGCGGCGGCTTCCACCTCTTCGCCCGCATCAACGACGGCCCCGCACTCGGCAACACCAAACTCGCCATGAACGGCGACAAAGTCGTCGCCGAAACCCGAGGCCAAGGCGGCTTCGTCATCGTCGCCCCCACACCCGCCCGCAAAGGCCACCGGCAAGGCAGCGTCTACACCCTCCAACCCAACACCAGCCCCGCCAACACCCCCGACATCACCAGCGAAGAACGCGACCTCCTCCACCTACTCATCGGCGAAGCCCTCCACCAACACCACGACACCCCCAGCGAACCCCCGAAAACAAAAACACCCCGCGTCAACGCCCCCGACCTCACCCCCTGGGACGACTGGGCCAACCGCACCAGCTGGGCCGACATACTCAGCCCCCAAGGCTGGACCTACAACTGGACCGCCCCCGACGAACGCACCCACTGGACCCGCCCCGGCAAAAACAAAGCCGACGGCACCAGCGCCACCAGCCTCGAAGACGGCCCCCTCTACGTCTTCACCACCTCCACCGACCTACCCGCCAACGAAGGCATGAGCAAGCTCTACGTCTACGCCCACTACCACCACCGCGGCGACCTCCAAGCCGCCAGCAGACACCTGCGAGACCAGGGCTACGGCACCGAACAAGCCCACCCCGAACTACCCGCCTGGACCCCACCCGAACATGCCCCCGCCAACCCCGAACAAGCCGACCAAGACACCCAACTGCGCCGCGAATACGTCCTCGAACACCTACCCGCCCAAGACTGGCACGCCCTCTGGCTCGACGACACCGAAGAAGACTGGATCGTTGAACCCCTACTCCCCGCCCGCCGCCTCATCGCGCTCTACTCCGCCCCCAAAGTCGGCAAATCCCTCCTCATGCTTGAACTCGCCGCCGCCATCGCCTCCGGCCGCCCAATCCTCGGCACCACCCCCACCCCCCGCCGCCTCCTCTACGTCGACTTCGAAAACGACCCCCGCACCGACATCCGCCAACGCCTCCAAAACATGGGCTACGGCCCCGCCGACCTCGACAACCTCACCCTCCTCTCCTACCCAAACCTCGCCAGCCTCGACAGCGAAAAAGGCAGCCAAGAACTTATGTCCGCCATCGAGGTCTACGGCGCCGAAGTCGTCATCATCGACACCGTCAGCAGATCCATCGCAGGCGACGAAAACGAAAACGACACCTGGCTCGACTTCTTCCGGCACACCGGCCTCAAACTCAAGCAAGCCGGCGTCGCCCTCATCCGCCTTGACCACTCCGGCAAAGACGAAACCAAAGGCCAACGCGGCGGCTCCGCCAAATCCGGCGACGTCGACGCCGTCTGGCGCATGAGCAAAGCCAGCGACGACCTGTTCGACCTCGTATGCGAAGCCAACCGCCTCCCCATCGCCGAACGATCTCTCACCATCCGCAGGCTCGAGGAGCCCCTCAGGCACGAAGTTGTCGGCAACGGGGGGCGCGCCAAGCGCGACGAGCTGCTGGCCGAGCTGATCAAAACCAACGTGCCGAAGCAGGCCGACTTGCCCGTGCGCGAGGCCAAGAAGATGGCGCGGGAAATGGGCGTCAGCTTTAAGGACGTCACCTTCACCAAGGCCGTCTGGGACCAATACTGCGCCCTGCCAGCCGCCTTCATGGCCGTCCGTTTGGAGGGCGCATGAGCGGGAATCAGGACACCATCCGAAAAGCCCCGAGGGAATCACTGATTCCCACTGATTCCTACTGATTCCCCCCATGATTCCCGACGATTCCCCGCAGTTGCCTGGCCTGTTTCCCGTTCCCCCCCCTATAGGGGGGAACCGGGAATCAAGGCGCCACCCGATCACCAAGCACTTCACCGCCCACACCTGCCGCAAATGCTCAGCCATCACCATCACCGGCACCACCTACGGACTCCGCATCGACCTCGAACCCCAGGCCCTCACCGACCACACCGAATACGCCGCCCTCCTCGCCGGCATCCCCACCTACGACCTCTGGCCCGACCGCACCGCCCGACGCCGCCACCTCGAAGAAATCAGCCACCCCGAGCGCGTACCCCGGCACGCCCACCACACCTGCGGCACCACCTACGGCACCCTCCCCCGCCCCACCCCACCAGCCACCAGCCAAGCCGACGCCACCGGCCCGGCCCCGTTCTAGGAGAACCGTGGACACAAACTGCCAACTCCCCCACCGCGACCCCAAAAGCGCAGCCGACGGCACCCTCGTCTGCCCCGGCCACACCCGCTGGCTCAGAGAATCCATCGACGACGTCGTCATCACCTACGCCCTCCTCCCCGACTTCTACGAACCAGGCACCGCCATCGACGACGGCCACCAAGTCAAAGGCAAAAGGGTCGACCCACCCGCCCCCGTCCGCCTTGACGTCGTCGCCCTCCTCGACCGGCGCACCGTCCAGCGATACCCCGGCGACATCGTCCCCGTCCTCGCCATGCTCGAGGCCTGGGCAGAACTTGTCCGGGACGAACGCCAAATCAAGCCATGCCGC